CGATCGACGAAGACGGTGATATTTTTGTCCATCTCACCCGCGTTGAAGGCCGCCCGGTGATCCAACTCATCGAAAGCCACCGCGTGAGCGGCGGGAACAACGACGGCACGGTCGATGGCATCCGTTTTGACGGCTATGGCCGACCAGTTTCGTACAATGTGAAGCAGGATGACGGCACTTTCATCGAGCTGCCGGCCTACTCGGTGCTGCATATCTTCGATCCAGAGCGCGCATCATCGGCTCGCGGCGTGCCATCACTGGCGCATTCGATCAATCACATCCGCGATGAGATGGAATTGCTCGCGCTCGAAAAGCACGCGCTCAAGGATCATGCCGACAAATCGTTCGCGATCACCACGCAGAATGGCGAGATCGACAGCAATGATGGTTTTGGCGGACTGGATATTGACTCAGGCAAGGCCGAGGACAATCCACACAGCGACCCGACTGCACTGCAAAAGATCGTCGGCGGCAAATGGGTGGCGCTCAAGCCGGGCGAAGAACTCAAACCCTTCGAGTCCAACCGCCCATCGCCCACCTTCACTGGATTTCTCGATCACCTTCGCCGCGATTCGGCACTTGGCGTCGTTCCTTACGAGTTCACCGCAGATTCAAGCAAGATCGGTGGCGCCGGAGTCCGTATGGTGGTTGCCAAGGCCGATCGCCGATTCTCCCACAGGCAAAACATCCTCATCCGCCGCTTTCTCACGCCCGTCTGGAAGTTCGTCATCGGCGATGCCATCACTCGTGGCGAGATCCCGCTGATTGCAGGATGGTGGAAAATATCCGTGGTCACACCACGCAGGGTGACAGTCGATGCTGGTCGGGAGTCGCTGCAAAACCGCGAGGATGTGAAGGCCGGTCTCAAAACTCTCTCCGATCACTTCGCCGAGCTGGGCATGGACTTTGAGGAGGAGGCCGAACGCCGCGCACGCGACATCGCGCACCTTCAAGAACTCGCCAAGAAATACGACATCCCACTTCAGATGCTGTTTGCATCGGGAGTTGCCACCCCGCCGGTCGAAGCGCCGACTGGGCCTGCGAAGTGATGGGGAATTGACACCCCACGCATCGCGTGAACGCACGCGATCTCATTTTGACACAGGAGCCGTGGGCCATCGCCCCGGAGGCAATGGACGGCATCATCGGTTTGGCCATGGACATGGCCGCCGGCAAACTCTTCACCCTGCCGCAGAGCGAAGCACCGCAGTCGATCATGAGCGTCGCCGATGGCGTCGCCACAATCTCGATCACTGGTCCGCTCCTTCCGACCACCGACGAGTTCGATCGCGTGATGCTCGGTGCGACGAGTCTCGATGAAGTTCGCTCCACCGTTGAAAGCGCCGCCGCTGATCCAGCGGTCACATCGATCGTCCTCAACATCGACTCTCCTGGCGGAACCGTTCGCGGCACCCCCGAGGCTGCCGATGCGATTTACGAAGCCAGCAAGGTCAAGCCGGTGCGTGCGCACACCTCCGGTACGATGGCATCCGCTGCCTACTGGCTCGGCTCGCAAGCCACCAGCGTCTCGATGACGCGCTCGGCATCGGTCGGATCCATCGGTGTGATGGTCCCGCACATTGATCAGAGCAAACGCGCCGAGATGCTCGGCGTGAAGGTCGAGCTTTTCACCACCGGGAAGTTCAAAGCCGCCGGTTTCCCTGGCACCTCACTCACCGAGTCGCAACGCGAGCTGATCCAAGAGCGGATCGATCAAGTCTTTGGCGAGTTCAAATCCGCCGTCACGCGCCAAGGTCGGAAGATCCCCGCTGAGGCGATGCAAGGGCAGACATTCTACGGCCCGCAAGCCTCCGACCTTGGCCTCGCCACCGTGGTGCGCAGTGCTTCGCAAGCAGGCAAAGCCGGATCCTCTCCGCTTCGCGCAGTTGACACTGCGGAAGATGGCATGAGCGAACAAGTCGCCAGCACCCCATCCGAAGAAGTCGTCGCATCGGTCGAGACCGTTGTTGCGGAAATCGCAAACGAAGCCGCCCCATCCGCACCGGAAGGTGAGCAAGAGGCAGCTCCTGAATCCGCACCTGAAGGCGAAACCGAAAGCGCGCCTGCTGAGGAGCCCAAGGAAGAGTCCGCCACCGAAATCATCGGCGACCTCAAGGCCACGCTGGCAACGCTGCAAGGCGAGATCGCCGCACTGAAGGCCAATCAACTTTCCCTCGATGAAGCAGTGGCCGCCAAGGCCGCCGCCATCGCAAGCCGCAGCTCCAGCGCACCCGTGAATGTCTCACCGGACGCACAGAGCAGCGAGAGCATCTACGACCAGTGGAAGACCGCTACTGGCGCAGAGAAAACCCGAATTTTCAGGGCTCACCGCAAGGAACTCGAAGCCCACGCGGCCAAACTTTGAAACCAAAAACCAACCCGAACTAACCACAACGAACTCATCCAATCATCATGGCAACCACCATCAGCAATGAACTCAAACTGAATGTCGTCCTCGACAGTGCGCTTGTTGCACTTCGCGAGGCGCTTCTTCCCATCAATGCCTTCAGCACCGTGTACAACTCGGTCCCGCTTCAAGGCACTGACAAAGTTTCCGTGCCTTTCTTCCCATTGGCAACGGACGCAACCGTCGATTTCAACGGCACCTACGCATTCAGCGACACGAATGCGATCAACAGCCGCGAAATCACCGTCAACAAGCGCAAGTATCAAGCGCTTTCCTTCACCTCCAGCGAACTCGCTCGTCAACCCTACTTCAACCCCGAGCAACTCGGTTTCCTGAAGGGTCGCAAGCTCGCCGAAGACATCATCAAGGACATCCTCGGTGTTGTGACGACCGCCAACTACGGCGCACCTGTCCTTACCAGCGCGGCCTCCGCGTTTGATTCGGATGATGTGATCACCATCAAGACCGCACTCGACCAAGCCAAGTGGGCAAAATCGAGCCGCACGATGATCCTCGACAACGCCTACGAAGGCGCGCTGCTCAAGGACGCCGGCATCAAGAACGCAGCCGCAGTTGGCACCGCCTCGGCGATCCAAAACGGCCTGCTTCCAAGCATCGCTGGCTTCAACGTCATCGGCACCAACCTCATCCCCGGCAACTCGCAGAACCTCGTCGGCATGGTGGCACTCCCAGAAGCGATCCTCGTGGCATTCTCGCCCGTGACTCCTTCCTCGGGTGTCCGCGCCAGCCTCACCAACTACGAGACCGTCACCGACCCAGAGACCGGCCTCACCATCGAGTACCGCTCATGGGGTGACCCTGACACCGACACCGAGAAATCGGTCATCGAGGTCAACTATGGTTTCGCCCTCGGCCACGCCGCAGCCCTCAAACGGATCGTCTCCGCCTAATCATGCGCCGCGCCATCACACTAACCCGCAATGGCGACACTTGGAAGGTCAAGCACCTTCCGAGTGTGACGCTGGCCGACCAGCTTGCCGATTTCAAGGCCGCGAAAGTGACCGGCGATTTCGGTGGTGCTGATGAGGTGCAAATCTGGTCGAACGGTGACACGCTCAAGCGGTATGCCAAAAAAGCAGCCGCCGCAGTGATCGATCCGATCGAGCCGGAAGCCGCAGAGGCCCCCGAGCCGAAGAAGGCCAAGAAGTAATTTGTTTCATTGGTAGCGTCTAAGAAAGCCCCATCTGGAAATTTCCGGGTGGGGCTTTTTTGACGCCGCGCGTGAAGCGTGAATCCAATTCAAGAAGCCGCCGCCGAGGCATTCGCATCGATCCTCGAAGACATCGGTGTACCAATCACCATCGGTGATGAGGAGTACCAAGCCGCGATCTCGATGGGTGGCGTGCAGATCGACCTCGAAGAAGGAGGATTCTCCCAGGATGGATCGCTCACGGTGCGCATGCTCGTCGCGCATCTACCAGATCCAGCACCGGCACAGAACAGCGCCATGACGATCGGCGATCTGCGCTACAAGGTCGAAGAGATCATGCTCAAGCCCGGCGCAGGCGTCATCGAGTACCGCGTTGCCCGCCGCTAATTTTTCACCATGAACCAACACATCGAAGACTATCTCGCCGAGCTCGTCGGCAACCTCGGCAATGACATCGAGGTCTTCACCGGCACCAGCTCGGATGTCCGCACGCCAGAATTGCACGCGGTGCTGGTACTCGCTGACCAGGTGGAAGGCGTCGTCGGCAACCTCTACAAGGCCACGGTCAAAGTCTCCATCTCATCGCCGGCAGACGGAAGCACCCGCAGCGCCCACATGGACATTGTGGACGATGTGCGAGACGCCTTCACCGAACCATTACCATCGGCCCAGAGCCTCGGCATCACGGCCATCGATGTGCGCGGATTTCACATCACCAATCACACAGCAGGCGTGTCGGATGATAGCCGCTGGGTCACTTCGATCGAGGCTCTCATCGGCGTCACCCGCTTGGGATAGTTGACATCACCCCGCTGGTATCATGCCAGCGACTTTTGGAGTCAATAACACACACGGCCTCTCTCCGAACACCGGACATGTGAGCGAGTCGAGCAAGGACTCCTCTGTCGAGGTTGCAACCATCCGCGACGAGCAGGGTGTCACCGTCTTTGCCGGACCGCGCAAGCTCATCACACGCAATGTCACAATCACTGGCAAGGGCGACGCCGACATCGAAGCAGTCGTACCCGGCACCGTTGCTCTCGGCGTGGCGATGATCACCTCCGTCAAGCAAAGCGAGAGTAACGAGGATTTCCCCGAGTTCGAGATCCAAGCGACCATCTACGACGAAATCTAATCATTCAAAGCCATGGCAATCACTTTCAACCAAATCGGAGTTCAGTCGGTCACCGCCGAACTGATCGAGAGCGTCGAGTCGACCAAGAACATGGAATCGAAGATGATCATGTCCACAGAGGGCGGATTTGGCGCGGCAAAGACTTTCGATCCCACCTACGAGTTCACGGTCAAAGGCCGAGGCACGACCAGCATCGAAGCAGGTGATACCAGCGCTTCGAGCTTTATCCCCGACTACATCCCGACTGGCGGTGTGACTGTCATTACCTCGGTGAAATTGAGCGAGAAAAACGACGATTTCAACGAGTTCGAGATCAGCGGCACCGTTTTCCCGGAAGCGGAACCGATCGTCCAATAACCGGCTCGTAAGAGCCACCCAAAATCAACCATGAGACAAGGATCCACGGTCGCCATCGTGCGCGACCATGACACCCCACCCGTCGAGAGCCGCAACACGCGGCTGATCGGCTCGGCCATCGCCTCTGGTTGTGAGTTCGGAACGGAAAAGGCATTCTCCGACACCATCGAAGATGTCGGCGGCAATCCCAAACGCACCGTCACATGGATGATGGACGGCGGCAAAAAGATCAAATTCACGCCGATCGCCAAGGAGGAAGAGATCACCTTTGTCGAGTTCCAAAAGCGCTTCAATTCGCAGGAATGGTGCGAGGCGAATCCCGACCACCCGATTTCCTACATGCGCGCCGCGTTCGATTCGCATCACGGCCTTGTCGACAAGATCAAGACCATGCGCCCGATGCTGCTCGTCCGCAAAGGCAAGCGCCTCGCTGTCGTGCCTAGTGGCAACGACCCAGAAAGCAAAGCCCAGCGCGAAAAGATCCTCTCAATCTTCTAAAATTATGGAAACCAGAGATCAAATGATCGCGCTCGGAATGATCGAGAGCGAAAGCAAGACTATCGGCGGCATCAAGATGCGGCCATTTTCCATTGGCTCGCGCCAGATTGCCGACCTGCTCAATATCTCGATGATCTATGGCGACAGCGTCAGCGAGATCGAGCTGCAACGGCAGATCAATTCCTTCGTGTGGATGCAGTCTGCGCCCGTCGATGAGGTCGCCGAGGCGATCGCCAACAACACCGCCGGCAAAGCGGCACTGGTCTACGCGCTTGGCATCGAATTCCACCGCCTGCCCGAAATCATCACCGAGATCGAGCGCATCGGCAAACAGATCGCGGCTAACGAGATCCGCGTCGAATCGAAGTACAAGAGCGACGAGGAAACGCCGCCGGGAAAGTCCTGAGTCCCGGCTGGTGCGCCAGCGTGGTCTACATGCTCGCCAAGGAGACCGGCTGGAGTGAGGAGTTCATCCTCTGGAAGCTACCGCTCTCCCGCGCACTTCAATACTACCACTGCGCCCTGCAATCCGCGAACCTCTGGACGCTGGAACCCGTGACCACCGAAACGATCGAGGCAATGGTGCCAGACTCGCTTTTGAGCTACATCGACGGACTGGTTGACTCTGAGACGGAATAAATGGCCAGAACTAACATCGAGACTGACATCCGGCAGTTTCAAGCCATGGCCGCAAGGCTCGGTGAGTTTTCCAAACGCGATGGTCGCGCGCTCATGGAAGAGCAGGCACGGGGAGTTGTCCGCAAACTGATGGATATCACGCCGCCGAGCAACGGCAAAACGCGCGGAGTAAAGGCTAAGAAACTGGGGGAGGCCGCGATTGCCAGCGATGTGCGCAATGTCTTCATCGGATCCACCCCGAAGAACTCGGAGGTCAGCAGTATGTCGGAAATGGCCAACATCATGCACACCAAGCGCCGAGGTGGAAACATCCGCATCAAGCGGGCAGTGAAACAAACTCGCGCGGCCCGCTCAATGATCACCAATTTCATCAAGGTCAAACAGAAGGGTGTCGGCTACCTAGCATCTGGCTGGGCATCCGCCGCTCGCAGACTGGGCAAAATCCGTGTGCCTAGCTGGATCGGCAGGCATGACGCGCCAGGTGATGCTGATATAAGAATAACAACATTCAGAATCACGGCGACGATCAGCAACTTAGTCAACTGGGCCAGCAATATGGATGGGGTCGACCGCCGTATGCAGTATGCCGTGCGCTGGCAAACCCGTGCCATGCAGAACCGGGTGAACAATTTCCTCAAGAAAGCGGCAAAAAAATTATCCTGATTGACACCTTACTGAATTGAAAAGATGGCAGGCATTTCCACCAAGCTCACGCTGAACGCCTCGGACTTTGTCCGTGGGATCGATCGGTCGAAAAAGTCGGCAAGTTCGCTCAAGACCTCGATGTCGTCGATCGGCTCGGGCATCGGCTCGGCCTTCTCCAGCATCACCAAGGGCGTCGGTGCAATAGGCATCGCCGCCACAGGCGCAGCCGCAGCGATCGGTGGCATCACCTACAAGCTGATCAGCATCGGCGAGGAAGGACTTCAGGCGGAAAACCGCATCAAGAGCGTCGTGAAGACCATGGGCCTTTTCGGCACCCAATCCGGTGATGTCGCATCTCGCCTCATCGAGATGGCCGATGCCACTGAGCTCGCCACAGGCGTGGATGGTGACCTGATCATGGCGGCGCAGGCAAAGCTCGCGACCTTCAAGGAACTCGCCAAGACCGCCGGCACTACTGGTGGCGCCTTCGATCGCGCCACTCAAGCATCCGTCGACATGGCAGCCGTCTTCGGTGGCGACGCCTCAAACTACGCCGTGCAACTCGGCAAGGCGCTGGAGGATCCAGAGAAGGGATTGGCAGCGCTCAAGCGCACCGGCGCACTGACCACTTCACAGATCAAAGCCATTTCCGAAGAGTTCGCCGCCACCGGGAACCGCGCCAAGGCATTCGACCAGGTGCTCAAAGCCATCGAGACGCAGGTCGGCGGAGCGGCCAACGCCACAGCAAGCGGCATGTCGCGCATCAAGGTCTCGATCGGGCAGATGCTCGAAGAGGTCGGCAAGCCGATGTCCGAGGTTTTCTCCCAGTTCGCCGCCGATGTGGCCGCCATGACGCCGCAGATTGTCGCCTCACTCAGCGGCCTCGCGCCCAAGATCCGCGAAGTTGGCAGCACGCTCGCAGCCGCTTTGTCCGAAGGGCTCGCTGGCGACACCTCACGACTGGTCAAGATCGGCGAGTTGATGGGGGAAGCGGTCGCGCTTGGCTTCAAGGTAGCAATCACGCGCGGATTCATGGAGGCAACCGAAAGTGCCTTTGGATTTCTTGAGGACATTAACCCGATCCGCAAACTTTCCAAATGGAGTCAGGACGCTTTTGGCAATGATTCAACCTTCAACCAGGGTAAAATCAGCGACAACATTGCATCTGGCAAAGGCCGCGTCACCGAAGGACAGGTCGAAGACGGCATCGCTCGCATTCAAAGCCTCTTCAAAGAAATCTCGATCGACTCCAACCCGAAGCTCGGCAACCCTAACCTCGACTCATTCAACGAGGATCAACGCAAGCGCCGTGAAGCGCGCGGTGCCAACAAGCCGATCCTACCGACCGAGCCCGACACGCCGGAAGGCCCGAGCGATAAACAGAAAGCTAAGGCCGAAGAGCTACGACTCGCTCAAGAAGCCTACCGCCTCGAAGCCGAGATGGTCCGCGCGCGCATCGCTGGCGACGACAAGAAGATCGCCGATCTCGAACGCCAGAAAGCGATTCAAGAAGAGATCGTCGCGCTCAACAAGCTCGGCATGACTGATCAATCATTGAACATCCAAGCCGTAATGGAAGTTCTTGGGACTCAAGACATCCAGAAGGCCAAGAGCGTGATGGATGCTCTTCAAGGCAAGAACATCCAAGCCGTAATGGAAGTTCTTGGGACTCAAGACATCCAGAAAGCCAAGAGCGTGATGGATGCTCTTCAAGGCAAGAACATCCAAGCCGTAATGGAAGTTCTTGGGACTCAAGACATCCAGAAAGCCCAAGCCCTAATAGACAAACTCAAAGGAGGCGGAGTTGGAGACACCGCCGCCAAGATAGTCGACGCCCGCAAGGCAGCCGAGGAAGCCGACAAGGGTCGCGAGGATAAGAAAAAGCAAGCAGGCCCAAGCGCCAGAGTCAGCACCCTCGGCAGCGTCGCAAAGGCAACCAATGTCCTGATGGGTCGCGCGGCCAACGACGGCATCCTCGAAGAGAGCCGCCGTCAGACATCCGTGCTACGGACGATCGAGAAGAACACCCAGCCGAAGACCCCAAAGACTGAAACCCCGAACCTCGTTTTCGCATGAGCACCAGCAATTTCATCACCGTAGGAGCCACCGGCTCAACGAGCAAAGAAGGCGTCATCCAGTGGGTGGTTCCTTACTATGTCCAGAGCATAAATCAAGTGAAGACCGTAGGCAGAGGAGTCTACGAAGGATGCGCGGAGGTCTCGCGGACATGGGCATGCAACAATGACGGCGCCGATCCTTCCTACATCGTGACTGTGACCTACGAGGGCGGCAGCGCCGAATCCAACAACGCCACCTACGGCGACGAAGAAAGCACAGTTTGGAGTCTTGATTTTGAGATGGCCGAGGAGCCGATTGAGGCCCATTGGAACTTTGAGGAAATCAAAAATGTTTACGGCGGCAAATGGGCAGACCCAGAAACTAAAGAGGATTGGACTTTTGATGAAACTCTCCCAGCGGGCTCGAAAGCCTCATCCGGTCTTGGTGGAAAAAGTAAGGTCGGCAAAGGCAACAAAAACCCGATGAAGGGGGTCAAAACCTACATCGTGATGAACTGCATTGCCTCGGTGAGCTACACCAAGAAAACCTTACCCAAGACTGTAATCGACAACATCGGGAAACTGTATCGCTCAGTACCAGACGCCCCAGAGCAATTTAACAACCTCGACAAAGGTAATCGAAACTGGATGAAGATGCCGCCGCAGATTTCCAAGCGTGGAAATGTCTGGCAGATTTCCGAATCATGGAAGCTCTCCGAGTACTATGAATGGCCGAAGGAGGTCTATCAGGACGGTAATGCTGGTAATTTCAACTAATGGACATCAAGGAAATCAAAGTCCAGAAGGGTGAGAGGATCCAAACCGCGTGGGAGCGATTGGTGCGATGGGTCGATACGCTCAAGGTGGTGCCAGGCGAAGGAGTGAAGGTTCGCGAGACGCCCAAAGGTACGATCGTCACCGTGCTGAAAAAGCGGCAAGCGTACAGTCACCCATTCAAAGTTGGGGCGAGTGAAGCAAGCGCATCGGTGCGGGCGGGAACGGTGAATGGTCAAACGCCGTACATCCTCGATGTCACGACCAAGAACTGGCGAAGAATCGACAACCGAGACGACGACGGAAACAAGTTCGACCCAGAGAAGCCAGCGCCGGCGATGAAGTTGGATTTAAAAAATCAAGAGGGCGGCAAGTTCTACATCTCGCTGCGCGTGAAGCCGAATGATGCTGGCACGATCAAGGATCCAAAGACCGACCTGCGAATCGTTCAAACACCGACAGCGGAGGGACTCAAGGATGGCGCTGGCTACTACCCGCTGGCGCTTTGCTATCTCAATGCGTCCGCCACGGCCGTCGAGGAAACCTTCCAGATCGTCCACCACAACATGCGCTACCTGTACCAAGCGCGAAAATCGACCGAGGGCGAAACAACCGGCAACCGCCACCTTTTCTTTCCGGTGTGAAAAAAATTCCGATCATTCGCGATGAAACATGGAACTCGATGGTGGATACCATC